TATGATGGCAGGCAACATATAAACACAAACAATATCTCCACCTTTTTATCTGGATGTGCAGTAAATACAGGATAATTCAAAAAGGTGGAGATATGTTTTTAGTTGTGATAAATGGATCGATTTTAACTGGAAGGAGGTCACCGCATGGCCGACAGAATAAAAGGCATAACCGTGGAAATCGGCGGCGATACGACCGGCCTTTCCAAGGCACTCTCTGGAGTCAACAAAGAAATCAAGAATACGCAGGCGCAGCTGAAAGACGTAAACAAGCTCTTAAAGCTCGACCCGACGAACACTACGCTGCTTGAGCAAAAACAGAAGCTCTTAAAACAGGCTGTCTCCGAAACGAAGGACAAGCTCACTCAGCTGAAGTCCGTGCAAGACCAGATGGATGCTGGACTCAAAAACGGTACCGTCACCCAGCAGCAATACGATGCATGGCAGCGTGAGATTATAGAGACAGAAAACGAGCTCAAAAACCTCGAACAGCAGTGCCGGGAAACCGACTCTCATATATCTGCCACATTAAAGCAGGCCGGAAGCAAGCTGCAGGAGGTCGGCGGCAAGATATCCAGCGTAGGGACAGGACTTACTACTCACGTCACAGCTCCTATTATGGCTATCGGCGCGGCCTCCCTTGCAGCCTTCAATGAAGTGGACGCAGGGCTTGATATCGTTGCTCAAAAAACCGGTGCGACAGGAAAAGCTCTGGAAGATATGAACCAGATCGTCAAAGACCTCGCCACAGAGATACCGACGGACTTCGAAACCGCCGGTGCCGCTGTCGGCGAGGTCAACACCCGCTTTGGATTAACCGGGCAGGCACTTGATGATCTCTCCGCAAAATTCATAAAGTTCGCCCAGCTCAACAATACCGATGTCTCGACATCCATCGACAATGTGTCATCCGTCATGAACGCCTTCGGTATGGATGCCTCCGAGGCGGACTCCCTTCTTGATGCTTTAAACGCAACCGGACAGGCCACCGGCATCGACATGGATACCCTTGCTGGTGCTCTTTCCTCCAACGCCATCCAGCTAAAGGAAATGGGACTGACCGCCCAGCAGGCTGCGGGTTTCATGGGAATGGTGGAAATGTCCGGTCTTGATACTTCGTCTGCCATGATGGGTCTTAAGACCGCCATGAAAAATGCGACGAAGGACGGAAAGACACTGGATCAGGCGCTGGCCGGATTCTCCGAGACCATGAAGGGAAACGGTTCTGAAACAGAAAAGCTGCAAGCAGCCTATGACCTTTTCGGAAGCAAGGCTGGCGCGGCCATCTATAACGCTGTCCAAAGCGGGAAGCTGAGTCTTGATGACCTTGCCGGTTCCCTCGGTGATTTTGAGGGAAGTGTCGAGAACACCTTCAACGAGACTCTCGATCCGATTGACCAGTTCAAGATGACAATGAACTCCCTGAAGGAGACAGGTGCAGAAATCGGAAACACCCTCGCTACCGTTCTTGCTCCTGTCTTAAAGGACATCTCCGCAGCACTAAAAGGTTTTGCTGAAATGTGGAGCAAGATTCCGGCTCCAGTGCAACAGACGATTGTAAAGATCGCTCTTGTGGCGGCAGCTATCGGCCCGATTCTCGTCGTGGTCGGAAAAATCATATCCGCCGTCGGTACAATCATGACGATCATACCGCAGGTTTCCGCTGCTATCGGTGTGGTAAAAGGTGCAATGGCAGCACTGAACGCTACCATGCTGGCAAATCCTATCGTCCTGATTATCGCAGCGATTACTGCGCTGGTGGCTGCCTTCATCTATCTGTGGAATACGAACGAGGGCTTCCGGCAGTTCTGGATCGACCTCTGGGAGAACATCAAGCAGGCGGTGATTACCGCTTGGGAAGCGATCAAGAGCTTCTTCTCCACGATCTGGGAAACCATAAAAGGCATCTTCGAAACTGCAGTAAACGGGATCAGCACCTTCCTTACCAATGCGTGGACAGCAATCACTACCACGGTGCAGACGGTTTTTAATGCCATAAAGACCTTCTTTGAAACAATATGGAATGCCATAAAGACCATTTTCGAGACCGTATTTAATGTGATTAAAACCATCGTCACCACCTATTTCAATATTTACAAGACGATCATCGAGACCGTCCTGAATGTGATAAAAACAGTGGTCACGACGGTATGGAACGCCATAAAGACTGTAATCACCACAGTCGTCACGGCAATCCAGACCTTTATCACCACGGCTTGGAATGCGATAAAGACAGCTGTCAGCACGGTAATGAATGCCATAAAGACTGTGGTTTCCACTGTCTGGAACGGCATCAAAACAACAATCATGACCGTGGTGAATACCGTGAAAAACGGTATCTCCACAGCATTCAATGCCATTAAGAGCACTATCACAAACGTCTTAAATGGCATCAAAAATACAGTATCAAATGTGTTCAATGGGATCTGGAGTTTCATCTCCGGCATCGTGAACAAGCTGAAGAATGTTTTCAACTTCCACTGGGAGCTCCCGAAGATCAAGCTGCCGCACTTTTCTATTTCCGGCAGTTTCTCTTTAAACCCGCCTTCCATCCCGCACTTCTCTGTGGAATGGTACAAGAAAGCTATGGGAAACGGCATGATCCTCGATTCACCGACTATCTTCGGCATGAGCGGAAACACCCTCCTCGGCGGAGGAGAAGCCGGTGCGGAAGCCATCGTCGGAGTAGACTCCCTGCGCGGCATGATTCAGGATGCCGTGGCCGGACAGACCTCTGCTATCGTTAAGGCTCTTTCCGGCTTCGGCGGCGGTGGCGATATCACAATCCCGGTATATCTTGGAGGCACGCTGCTTGACGAGACGATTGTCACAGCTCAGCAGCGAATGGCGCTCCGGTCAGGAGGCAGATGATGGCTTTTTCACACTATTTGAATATTGACGGCGTAGAGATGCCGCTTCCAGCCTCCTATGACCTGTCCCTCTCTGATGTGGAGGCGGACAGCTCCGGAGAGACGGAGGCCGGAACCACCCAGCGAGATATCGTCCGCTCCGGCGTGGTGAAAATCTCTGTGTCCTTTCAGGTTTCTCCGGCATGGCTTAAGAAGCTGTCTCTCATGCGGGCAAAGCCGAAGCTCACAGTCGCCTTCTTTAATACGGACACGATGATTCGTGAAACACGGGAAATGTATATTGACGGCTTTAAGACCTCCCTTGCCCATGACACCAGTAAAAAAGGCTTGTGGAAGGTCAGCTTTGATTTGAACGAATACTAACAGAAAGGAGCGGCGCGATGTACAGCGTATCTGATTCATATAAAACAGCGATACAGGATAACACCCGCTCCTTTTCATGGTCGGGAACAATTACTACCACATCCGGGAAGGTCTATCCCTTCGAGAATAAGGATATTGTAAAAGGCTCCGGGTACGTTTCAAGACAGTGCTCCGGCTCCTCCGAGATAGAACTCGGCTCCGTTTATGCGGCAGAGCTTGGGATTTCTCTGTTTTCCGATATTGACCGATATTCCTTGGAAAATGCCGAGGTTGAGCTCATCTTTCATATGAACCTCTCTGATGGCACCGTTGAGGATGTCCCGATGGGCATCTTCTACGTCGCTGAGGCAAACCGAAAAATTAAAACGCTTGAGATAAAAGCCTATGACGCGATGCTGAATTTTGATAAAGCATATAGTGAGGCGCAATCCAGCGGGTATCCTTATGATTTTCTCACCGCGATGTGTTCGACTTGCCATGTGGAGCTTGCTCATACACAGGAAGAAATCGAAGCCCTACCAAATGGCTCTGAGCTCCTTGGCATCTATCCGGATAATGATATCGAAACTTGGCGCGACTTTCTCCATTATCTCACGCAGGCGCTCTGCTCATTTGCCTTTATCAACCGTGAAGGAAAGCTGCAGCTGGTTCAGTACGGAGAAAGCCCGGTTTGCACGATAAATAATACCCACCGCTATTCCAGCAGCTTTTCTGATTTTGTAACACGCTATACGGCGATTAGCTCCACAAACCGGCGTACCAATACGGCAGAATACTATTCTCTTGATCCCGATGACGGCCTCACCATGAATCTTGAGACAAACCCTCTGCTGCAATTCGGACTTGATGAGACCAGAAGCCGCATTCTCAACACCATCCTGAATGCGATCTCGGTCATTCGGTACGTTCCGTTCGATTCCGAGACGATAGGTGATCCTGCGCTGGAACCCGGTGATGTCCTCACCTTTACCGGCGGACAGGCAGATGCCTCCCAGATGGCTGCGATCACCTCCATCACAACAAAGATCAATGGAAAATGCTCCTTAAAATGCGTCGGTAAGAATCCTCGCCTCGCGGAAGCAAAAAGCAAAAATGATAAAGATATCACCGGGCTTATCAATTCTGTCGAGAGCACAAAGATGGCGACCTACTCCTATATGAATGCCATGCCATACACGCTTGGCGAAGAACCGGTATTCATCGTCAGTCTGGAATTTGCCACACAGGAAGAAACTGACTGCGAGTTCAAAGCCGCCATACTCATAAATGTTACGGCAGAATCTGTGGATCGTTCCGTTACAGCCAAGGGCACAGGAACAACTATTCTTCCTGAAGAGACCAAGGATGAGAACGATAATCCCGTCACCAATGACAGAGAGCTTGAGACCACTGTTACCGTTCCTGTGGAATGGCAGGAGGACGGCCAGTCTGTCATCAGAGTCGGGTATGTTGTTGACGGCCATGAGGTGGAGGAATTCCATCCGATGGAGACTTGGCACACCGGTACTCATATCCTGAACCTGTTTTATCCTCTGTTGGATATGGCAGAAAAGACACTGCACACCTTTGCCGTATGGATCACTATCGCTCCCGGCAGCGCAACGATAAATGCTCAAAATATCATTGCTTCCATCACAGGTCAGGGCTTGGGTGCTCAGGACAGATGGAATGGCCGCATTGATGCCAGTGACGACTATATTCCGCTTGTGCTTTCCAGCCTTCAGCATCTTCCCTTTGAAGAAGCCGTGGAGACCATTCTCCATACACCGGAACCGACCGGAGCTTCCGACGCTGTGTCGCCAGTGCTCTTATCCGGCATGACGCTTTATGCCCTTTCCGATAACGTGCGCACCTTTGCTCCGATTGTTCATGACATCGTGGACGTAAGCGATAAACGGAAGATGTCATACAGGCAGGAATATGTCGAAGATGATACACAGTTTTCTCTCCGGAAGTCTTACACGATTTCTGGCGGCACCGAGCGGAACCTGAACCGTGGCCGTATGGACTCGCTGACTATTTCAACAGCAGACTTTGATTCGCTGACGAGCATTGTCATCAATCCATTTGTTACGGAACCATTCATTAATGGAAGAATCCTCCCGGCACGTGTACTCACAGATACCGCCTATACTATTCATGAAAATGGCAGTATGAAGCTAAAGACCGAGTATGCGGAAATCATCGAGGGCGAGGCCGCAGAAATCGACCGAGGCGGACTTGCGGTTTATCCACTTGGACTTACTGCATTTGAAACGATAACAGAACTGGAGGTGCAAAGTGGCTGATTATTTTTCTATCCAAGAGCTTTTTCAAAGCACGGATAATATGACCTATATACGTAATAACGTCGGAAATGACAGTGGCACGGACACCGTTCCCGGTGTCAGCTGGTTTACCTACAACTCCGTAACCACTGCGAATATCTATGTAAATGGAAACTCGTGGATGGGGATTGGAGCAAACGCAGAACAGGTAAAAGTCCATCGGCGCGACGCAATGAGCTGGACAATCCGCCGTGAGGAAGGGACGATCTACAACTACTATAGGTTTTTGCGCGTCCGCTGGGAGGGATACTCACAGTACAGCATGACGAGTGCTGATGTAAAGCTGGTCTGGGATCTGCTGCTTTTGGATACCGGCGATATCGTTCTTCATTTTGAAACGATACCCACAAACCCTTCCTACCTTGGCGAGTGCACCCTTGTAACCGGTACCGGGAATATTTCCTTCACGCCTGTTGCAGGAGGATGTGTGACTTTTTTGCACCAGAATGACAGTGGGACAGCCTTCGTCCGTTCAGATGAGCTTCCGGTGCTTCTCGATCCATACAACCGACGCTATCTGATAACAGACGCCACAGGAGCCCTTTATACCGTAGAGGAAGGAAGCCTTTTAAAGCTCAGTGAAACCGAGCTGACCGCAGAAGTGTTTGAAACTTACGGCGTGCAGGATATCCCGGACGGAGCCCTGCTTCTTACGCTCGTAGATCCGACCATCCTCTACTGGCATGATTCCCAGAACAGGTTCCCGCCCTTCACGGCGAGTTATACCGGCGTGCCGAAACCGCAGGTAATCTACTCGGAAAATATCGACATGTCCGATTCATCTATTATTGGCATTGAGAAGGTCACAGTAGACTGCGATGATTCAGCGCTCTTTGCCGTTTCCTTTGATGCCGGAGAAAGCTGGTGGACTTATACCGGCTCCTCGTGGGCAAGGTTATCGGAGGAAGCATCCGGTATGTCGAAAGCCGCACTGGAAGCTATCTCTACAAATGCATGGGCAGAGAAAGCCATCACCGGCCAGCTGATGTACCGCTTTGTGATTAGCGGCGAGAACGGATTTGTACGTTCAATCGCCACAGACTATCTGAACACGGAGGAATAACTATGCTCAAAGGAAAAAGTATTATAGAGCTCACAGATGTCCATACCGGTAAAAAGGAAATCTATGAAGATGAAAACCTTGTAACGGAAGCCATCTTTGATGTTCTCAACACAAATATTCAAGGCGCGATGTATAACAGTCCCAGCTTTGACAGCCAGAGCGGTGAAGCATGGCTTCTACCTATATATCAGCGGCTCACTGGCGGCATTCTTCTTTATCAGGACGAGATTGAGGAAGATCCATCCGTTATATACGCTCCCCTCAATAATCCACTGATCGGGTATGCCTCAAATGATGCTAACAATACGGAGGATATCCAGCGCGGCAGCCGCAACCTGACAGAGAGCAAGGCTGTGGACGGCGGCTTCAAATATGTATGGGACTTTGCCACTTCGCAGGCCAATGGCACCATCTCCTGCATTTGCCTAACAAATGTTCTCGCCGGACGCGGCTGCAAGTATGGTGCAAACTATTTTGTTCGTCTGAAAGGCGACACCCCTATCAGCGGAGAGATTGATAATAACAGCTATCGGCATAACCATCGGACTTTTATTGCTGATGGATACCGACTGGAGATGATTGCTGTCCGCAACAGCACTTCTGTGAATCTTAGAAAGGTTCCGGAGGACTACATCCACGCACGCCTGATGGTCAGAACTTATACTCAGATGGCGACAGAGGCCATCGAGGAAACAAACATCGAAATGAACCACTACCCTTATTGGACGCACTACACCGGAGGCGGGAGCAAAGACGATACCGACGCTCCTTACTGGAATGATGAAAACCGAATGGATTATCTTTTCCACGCTTCGGATGGCAACTGGTACGGCATTGCCCGAAAAGAAATCCGCACCTACACTGGCGTGCGATACGGTTCTGAAGTATACGACCGCACCGGCTTTGAGTGGTATATGGATAAGATCAGTGGTGACAGATGCACGACCCAAAGGATCATCCTGCCTTCCGACACTACTGACATTTCCAATATCGGCATGAGCGGCAAATGGCTGATGTTTGCTATCGGAAGCACCGTCTATCGCCTCGATACGACGAATGTGGCAAACATAGAGGTCGTGGCAAACGCCAGCTATAACAATAACCAGCAGTACACCTTCTGTATCGATGATGAAGTTGTCATCAATGGCTGGTACTACTACGACGGCAGACCTGCCCTCTACGTAAGAAATAAGGACACTTATACGGACGGTGAGCAGTGGGGACATCGTATGGTCTCTATGTATAAGACCTACGCCTATCAGGAATTTTTCTACAGCTACTACGGATATCATTTCCGTAAGGAGCTGTATTTGTATACGCCGTACCTCGCCACCATCAACAATCTCTCCACACCCGTTATCAAGACGGCGGATAAAACTATGAAAGTCACCTATACGCTGACAGAAACGGAGGAAGCATGATAAAGTTTGAAATCCCATATAACCTTGATCCGGCCTATCCGGAAAAGCTCCTGCAGAGGCCTGCTCTGATTCCGTACATTGATTGCATCTATGCCGCTGCGTGGAAGGATGACTGCGATAATACCCGCTTTGACATTACCTTCCGGAGCGACTATCCGAAAACCTACGAGGAATATGTCGAGCGCATCAAAAGCCTTCTCGCCCTCGGCATCCCTGTCTGCATACTCGCCCAGAAGAAGACAACCATCACCATGATCCGAAAATACCGCGCCCTTGGCATCCACCAGTTTATTCTGAATGATGACAAGCTGGCGGCAAGGATCAAGCAGGAATATCCGGAAGTGCGGCTTACGTTATCCATCACGCGGGCGCTGACCCTATCCGAGCTTCAAACCGGTGATTATTCCATGTATGACCGGATTGTATTGTTCCACTGGTTTGCCCGGCATCTGGAAGCTCTGCAACAGCTTCCGACCGGCTATCAGTACACCATGATTGCAAACAGCGCCTGCTACCATGACTGCAAATGGCATGACGAGCACTGGTTCCTTAAAGGCGATACACCGGAAAACTACGCCAAGGAATCTGAACACGTCTGTTCAAGCTGCACAGCGCTTCTGTCAAAAGGGAAACAGCAGTCAGCATATATCGAGCCAGAAGACCTGAGATACTTTGACCCGTATGTCTCGTGCTATAAGCTGGTTGACCGCTATGATGACACGGACACCATTTTCAACACTTTGTATTCCTACTCCGCACGCATCGGTAGCGGCGGGAAGCCAAAAGAATACTATAACCTGTAACTCGGAATTAGGCAGCGCCAAGGCGGCAGCTGCTTTTTTCATGCCAAGAAAAAGGAGGAATCACAACATGAAAGAATTCTGGAACTCTATTCAATTAGCTTTTGCCGCTGTCGGAGGATGGCTGGGCTACTTCCTTGGAGGATGTGACGGGCTGCTGATTGCCCTGATTATCTTTGCTGTCTGCGACTATATCACTGGTGTTATGTGCGCCATCGTCGATAAGAAGCTGTCCAGCGAAGTGGGCTTCAAAGGCATCTGCCGCAAAGTGCTCATCTTCGTGCTTGTCGGCATTGGAAACGTCGTTGATGTTCAGGTGCTCGGCCAGCCGGGAGTGCTCAGAACGGCGATCATCTTTTTCTATTTGTCCAATGAGGGTCTGTCTCTGACAGAAAACTCCGCTCATCTCGGACTACCTATCCCTGAGAAATTGAAAGCGGTTTTAGAGCAGCTCCACGACCGCGACAGTGAGGAGGAACACAAGCATGATGAATAAAGGAATTGACGTATCCCATTGGCAGGGAAACATTGACTGGAACAAGGTCAAAAAGGCCGGTATCGAGTTTGCCATCATCAAAGCTGGCGGCTCCGATGCCGGTTTTTATACGGATAGTAAGTGGGAAGCAAATTACAAAGGTGCGAAAGCAGCCGGTATTCCTATCGGCGCATATTATTTTGTCGGTAAGGACTGCGTGACCGCTGCCGCCGGAAAAGCTGATGCAGAGCGCTTTCTGAAAATCCTGAAGGGAAAACAGCTTGAATACCCGGTCTACATGGATAATGAAGCACAACCTGCTTCTGCCAAGGTCGGTATCACGGAGGCCACCATTGCTTTCTGCGAGACAATGGAATCCGCCGGATACTTCGTCGGCATTTACGGCTCCGCTGTTTCTGGCTTCAAAGAGCGCATGGACGACACGAAGCTCACGCCTTACGCTCACTGGGTAGCACAATATGCCAGCAAGTGTTCCTATAAGGGCAACTACGGCATCTGGCAGTATTCTTCCAAAGGCTCTGTCGATGGCATCAGCGGCAACGTAGATCTGGACTATGGCTATGTGGATTATCCCGCCATCATCAAGAGCGGCGGCTTCAACGGCTATACGAAGGATGCCTTTGACGACAACACCCCTGCTCCAGCGACAAACTCCCAGCGTGACCAGATCATCGCACAAGCAAGAGCATGGCTTGGAAAGAAGGAATCCGACGGCAGCCATAGAGAAATTATTGATGTCTATAACAGCCACAAGCCCCTCGCCAGAGGATATGCCGTGAAATACACGGACGCGTGGTGTGCAACTTTTGTTTCTGCCCTCGCCATCAAGTGCGGCCTGACCGATATCATTCCGACCGAATGCGGCTGCGGTCAGATGGTCACCCTTTTCCAAAAGCTCGGTGAGTGGATTGAAAATGATGCTTATCTCCCTTCTCCCGGCGATGTTATCTTCTATGACTGGCAGGATTCTGGTTCCGGAGACAACACCGGCTGGCCAGATCACGTCGGTATCGTCGAGGAGGTTTCCGGCAAGACCATCACCATCATCGAAGGAAATAAGAGCAATTATGTCAGCAGACGCACGCTGCAGGTCAACGGCAAATACATCCGTGGCTATGGCGTACCGAAGTACAATACCGGCTCCGTCACTCCTGATCCGGTCGCTCCGGGAAAGACCGTGGACGAGCTCGCCAAGGAAGTGCTGGACGGCAAATGGGGAAACGGTACCGACCGCAAAAACCGTCTCACTGCTGCCAGATATGACTATTCTGCCGTGCAGGCCAAAGTCAACGCTCTGGTGAAAGCAAAGAGTGAATCTGCTGTTTTCTATACCGTGAAAAGCGGCGACACCCTCTCTTCCATCGCCCAAAAGTATGACACCAGTGTTTCTGCGATTCAAAAACTCAATCCAACGCTCATCAAAAACGTAAACCTGATCCTGACCGGCTGGAAGATTAGAGTGAAATAACCGAATATCCCATCTGCTATGCCTGCGAGTGTTCTTCGGAATGCCCGCAGGTTTTTTTTATGGCTATGTCACAACAAACAGTTGATAAATAGCCATTTTTATAGGGGAGTATCAGAACTCCCCTACAAACTGTTATTTGCAGTTATCTATACTCATTTGGAATTTCGATATGAAGTGTCTCACAC